CTAGTTCGCTTGGTAAGTTAGTTCCTTCATCTACTGTTTTTCTAGTGATCCAAGTTTCAAGAATCATTTTTACGGCTTTAGCTTCAGCATCACGCTTATAAGCTGTAATTTGCTCGTCATGCAGAGCTTTCTGTTTGCCCATAGAACCAGAAACAGCTGTTGTACCGTCAGTTCTTGTATCAAGCGTTTTAGCTCGATGCGCTTCTGTCTGCTCTTCATAATTATCTTTTTGTGCAGGCATAAGATAATCTTTTTGGTACTGCTTTACAGCTGTATCTTCATCAACATTTAGTTTCTGTGATACAAGAAGATTGTTTGTTTGATAATCAACTTGTGCAGCGTCTTTATCAATTTTAGCTTTTTGTGCTGGTAACAATGATTGTGTTTCATAGTTAGTTTTAGAAACATTCGCAGTTGCTAAGCTAACTTCGCTGCTGCCAATTTCAACACGCTTGTTAAGCAAAGACAATTCAGCTGGTTTTATTGAATTTGTGTCGTATTCAATATTATCAGTTTGTGCATCAATTCTAAGTTTTTCAGCTGCAATTTGTGTAATTTGTTCTGTAATTTGATCAACTTGTTTATTAGTTTGTGATACTTGTGCAGGAAGAACATTTGCAACTTCATAGTTAATTCGACTAATTTGTGCTGTATCAACATCTACTTGTTTGTTTACACGAGAAACTTCTGCAGGCAAAACAGTGCTTGTTTGATAATCAACTTGAGATTTTTGTGAAGCAGCCAAATCTTTTTGAGCTTCAACAAGATTAATATTTGCTTCTTCTGTTGCTAGTCGCATTTTATTTAAAGAATACTCAGCTGCCATAGAAGACGCAGACATACGTGTTTGTATAACTTGCGCTTTTAATTGTTCTACTTGCAGTTTTGCTTGAATTACTCCAAGTTCAGCTGCTGCTGCTTGTTGTTTAATAAGCTCTGCTTGCCAATACTGTTGATCTTTTTGAAGCAGGTACTGCACAGCACTACTCATAGCGCTTTGAGATAAAGCTACATAAGATGTAGAATACTCTTTTGCAGTAATACGTCCTGCTTCAAACTCTGCTGTTAATTGCGCCCCTATGGATTCCATGAGGCCATCAAAAAGTCCTGATCCACCAACTGTTCTTGATGTAAGATCTGCTTCTGTTAGTTGTGATGTACTTGCATACTCTGTTGTTGGAAAATCAAAATCTGTACTTTCAATATCCAGCGTAGGAAGCGTAAAACTTGCATCAGTAGTAAGAGCAATAAATAAGGCATTTGCCATATTGTCGGCTTGGGTATCAGGGGCATCTGTCATATTGCTCTCCAGTTACTTTCAAAAGTTAAGGGTGTCTTAAGGACAGGGAGGAAAAACCTTAAGACACCCCACCAGCTGCTGCTTGAGCCGCAGCCAGTTTGTCGAGTTCTTCTTGAGTGAGCCGTGGAAGAACTTCGATGCTAAATTCAGGAACCCAACGTTGATCAACAACAATTTGATTTCCGGCGGAACGATCATTACGTGTGTTTACTTGCAAAAATTTACGGCTTTTAAGTTGCTCATAAAGAATTTTAGGAACATGATAGCCGTTATCAGTAGCTTCTCCATAAGGTATAAACTTACGCACAGTGCCAACATACTTGTTTGCAACGGTAAATATTTCTCCACGTAAATCACGTTTAGAAGGATTAAGATTTGCAATACGGCAACGAACCAACGCCATTTGTTCTTCGCGTTGCTGTTTGCGAATTCGTGCTTTTCTTTGTGTTTCTGTTTCTTCTGCAGAATCTATTTCTTCTACAACTGGATTTAATTTTGCGTCAATTTTAGCGCGAAGTCTTTCAATTCCAATTTTTGGAGAAAAAGAAATACCCATTACTTTTGCACGGGCTTTCAAAGCTTCAAGTTCAGCTTCTTCAGATGTATCAAATTCATCGTCTATTTGGTTTTCGAGATCAGACATGGTGATTTTTCAATCCTTAATGCAAGGTTAATAGTAAAAGCAGGGGGCTAATGCCCCCTGCTTATATTTGCTTAGATAGTTGCAAGAGTTTTAACGACTGCAAGACGCTCAGGACGCAGGATCATTGTACCATGATACCATTTAATTGAGCTAAAGCCCAATTCGCCATAAGGATCGTTACGATCTGCTGTTTCTTTCCCAGGCATCTTTGTGGTGATTTTGAACTTCATATCTCTACCACCAGTTTGAAAACCAATTGTTGTGAAAGATTCAGCGCCTACAACAAGCATTGGGTAAATATTATAATTACCGCTGCTTTCTTCGTAGCCTGGATTTGTACCTACTGGTGCACCAGCACCTGCATAGTGAAGCATTTCAGGAACAACAACGATGCGGAACTGATCAATCGTTCCGATTTCACCGTTCAACACATTACCTGCGTCAGCATATTGATGCACAGGAACAAAAGCAGCATTACCAAACAAGTCAGTCATTGCTTTTAGTGTCGCTTCCAATTCAGAACCAATATACATTACGCGGCCTGAGTTGATTGTTTTGGTGTCAATCATCCGTGAGCCAGCAATTACTTTGGTTTGCTTTGGAGTACGGTTGTCGTTCAAAATACGTGCAAGACGCATCAAGTCAGCGTAATCAACAACTGCAGGATCTGCAGATTCACCACTTACTGTTCCATCTGATGTTGCATCGCCTGCGAAAACAACAACACCCGCACCAGCAAGAAGTTCTTTTTGCAAAACTGCTTCTGTCAGCTGAGTAGCACCTGTTACCATTTCACGTGACAAGTGCATGTAGAGTTCTGAATCGCTGTCAAAATCCATTGATTCTTGTGTGAACTCTTGAAAGAAACCAAACTTCTGAATGGTTCCGGTACGTTGAATACGTGTAAAACCAACGCGGTTAACACGTCCACCGTTCTCAGTCAGAGTTGGCAATTTAGCATCAATCGTTCCAACATCTTTAGAAGACCCGTAAAGGTTTCCAGATCCATTAATCACTGCGCCAGCAGCATCAATACCTTGATCGTTAATGTTGCGATCATCCAAAAGTGGCATGTAGTGATAGACACGAATTTCTTTACCGTAATGCTTAGGCATTGTAACGGTGTCTGCCATTGGCATAAAATACATGTCTTTTTTAGCTTCAACTAGCGCTTTGCGTTGCCAGAAGAAGGTATTCATTTGTGAAGAGCCACTACCTTCAATACTAGAAGGGGTAGCATTAGGAGCATTATATGCTTGTACCATGATATGTTACCTCATGAAAACTGTGTCGGTATCGCCATAATCTCTTCGTCGCTTAATGCAAAAGGATCAAAGGGTTTAGGCGATGATTTTGGTGCAGCACGAGTAGGCGAAGCTGCTCGAGCTTTGTCACCATTCGAAACGGCTTTACGAGGGTTAGATGCGCGAGTTTCTAAAACTTTTGGCTTGCTTTGGTTTACAGGAGTTTCCTGTATAACGAGCTTGCCGGAGCTATGTAATTCGTCACCAACTTGCTTGTAGGCGTGGATAAGTGGAATGGTGGTAGAAATAGTACCCAGAGTTCTGCGGCGATCAATCTCAGCGTAGATTCGGTCATAGATTCCGTTTACTCGCTGATCGTGAATGATCTGCATAATCTGTGGTTCTTTATAGATAGCTTCTTTCGAAGCCTGATCCCATTGTGAATTTATCATAGAAATAGTATCTGATCCAGATGGCATTGAAAGAACATCTTCCAATGTTGTATGGAAATCCATTTCTTGATCACTCACAGAATGGTTTTTTGGTCTATAAGTTGTTTCAACGCTTGTATCCATTTCCATAGGATCTAGTTTTGCGTCTTGAACTAACTTAAGAATAGCGTCAGGATTTTTGTTTGCTAAATCAATAAGATTGTTAATTTTTTCTTCTTCTAGCAACCCATTGTTTTCTAATGCACGCATCATTTTAAGGTTTGGCTTAAGAGCGTGCATTTTCTTTGTGTAATTTGCGCCATGTTGCATCAATGTTATGGCTTCTTCAGGAGTGTCTACCTTAATCATTTTTCCGTTTGCTTTAAACGGTGCCATAATTTTTTCGTAAAGCGCTTTATAATCTACTGCGTCTGTTTCTTCAGACTCAGTATCATCTTCTTCTAAATCTTCTGCTTCAGCAATTTCTTCAACATCATCGCTTTGCTCTGCTTCGCTTTGATTTGAATCATCTTCAACATCTTCAATAGAAAGCTCTTCTTCTTCTACATCGTCGTTTTCTTCATTTGTAGAAAAAGGTTTTTCTACTTCTGTGTTTTCAGCTGCTGCATCCAAAGAATCTTCTAATGTTGTGTTGTTACTTTCAACAAACATTGGTTCATCAACAAGTTCTTCTTCTTCTAGGGCAGGGGGAACTTCTTGGAAAGATTGATCACCGGGAACTGCAATATTCATCAGTTCCTCGTCAGTCATGTTTTCATAATCAGGTTCTTCACTCATGCGACATACGCCTCTTCAGCCCGTACTTCATCTAACGCTTGTTCATGGTCAAACAACTCAGCTGCAGCAATATCACCCATACGAATTATATTTTGCATATATTGACGAAACAACGATATTCCTTGCAGTGCAAGAAAAATTTCTTCTCTATGAAGTTTCATGTTTCCATCTGCAGAAAGATGGCTCAACCGAATAGCTTCGTCTTTAAGATACCCCTCAAGAATAAGTTCTTTAAAATCTCTATTATCAGCTAAACGATTAGCAGCATCTTTGCGTGCAATCATCTTTTTTGCTTCAGCAATGGATAGTTCTATTTCTTCTGTTTGCGACATTTCATTCCTCTTTAGGTGTCTGGTTGTCGTTAATTACTTAAATCCTCTTGCAGTGTTCTAAACAGCATAGCATCAGCTACTTCTCTGCCAGGATCGCCACGTTGCCCCTGATCCAAGATCCGTTTTGTAATTTCTAAGTCTTGGTTTGATCTTGCTTGTGCGCCACGTATATCTAAATCGCGCAAATGTTTTGTACCGCTTTCTTGTTCAACAAAATCAAGATCTTTCATTTCAGCTTCTGAAAGTTCTTTACGTGCCTTTGCTTGATTTAATTGCACTTTAGATTCCAATTCAGCCATTTCTAATTGCATTTTTTGCATTTCCATTTGATGCATTTGTTCTGCCATTGGGTTTGGCTGCGGCTGATAATCTTGAATACGTTTTGCCAAAAGTGGCATACGTTTTAATGTTGCTATTTCAGATAAAATCATTTGAACCATTGGCATTTCCATAGAGTTACCAATAGTTTGCAGCATAAAGCTTAAATCTTGCGCTTTAGATTCATTAATCTCAGCAGTGGTAATATCTACTTCTAAATCAAATTCGCCTTGAATGTCTTCTCGTCTGACAGAAATAAATTCTCCATTTGTAATACGAACAATTTCTTCTTCAGACAGAAAAGCTTGGTTCATTGAAATTATTTTAGACCCAATCTTTTCAAGACCTTCTGCCAAACGACGTAAAATAGCCATTTCCCTTTTACTCGCAGCATCAAGCATTCCACGGATACCTGTCGCAACGTTCCCGTAACTTTCTCCCGAAAGTCCTCCAGAGAATGCTTTAACGCCAGAGAGAGCCTCGGCTTCCTGATTTTGAAGCTGAAGCATGTTAAGAGCAGAAGCCGGTATTTCTGGATATTTGTGTTGAAGAATCCCAGACGCCGGAGGCATGTTTGGATTAAATTCATAGTCTGCTCCTGAATCGTAGCGGCGGCGGTTAACAACATCGAGCATTCCTTTAGCAAAACCTGTTTGCCCATTGGCAGAACGCCCCATTAAATCAATCATGCCTCTTGTAACAGCGCCTAAAATTGCTTGGTTTTCTGCCAACAATTCAGCATCAGGCTCTCCTGTAATTGATCGTTTTACAGGCAAGTAAGGCACTACAACAAAAGGAAGTTTTTGATCAGGAAATGGATTTTCTTCCATTCTAATCATTGTGTTGCCAATCCAAGTTGCAACAATTGGAACTAAAGTATCGTCATTATTAATGTCATACCAACCCCAATATTCATATGCGATGACCCGCTTACGCAGGTCATCTTTAAATTCAACGACACTGTCTGTCATAGTAGAGTGGTCAGCATCAGTAATTGGCGTATTTGATGACCAATTTACTTTGTCTAAATTTGTATAACGCCCATCTTTTAAAAGCTCTGCTTTAGATGTTTCAAAAGAAATGACAGCAAAAGATGCTTTATCAAGATCACCTTCACAAGACGGGTCTAAATAAAAATTTTCAAAATTAACAATGTCTAATGTTGGTTGATTTTTTCTAACTTTTTCAACTTCAGCCATTTCTGAAGAAACAGCAACTGCCATAGCAGCTATGTTTGTTTCCATGGAATATTTAACAGACTCTTGAAGATCTTGCGGTAGATTTAAAAATTCATTCGGATTTTCTTTTCGCAAAGCCATAGCTTGTTGCAAAGCTTCTAAAGGAACTTGATCTATAATCTCTTCGTATTGCCATGTTGTAACTTCTTCTTCAACAACATCTGTTTCACGAAGCCA